TCAAATCTTAGGAAAATTGACTTGAAGACCGGAAAGGTCAATCGGAGAGCAGATGGAAAGGTTCTTAAGCCAGAGGGATGGAAGCCTCCCGACATTGCCCGTATTTTGGACGATGCTGGATTTAGCAAGGTTGCGTGATGCAATCGCCTATCGTTATATGCAGTACCAGCGGTAGGTGCGCTCCCGTCCTAGCCGCTTCTATCAAGGCTTATGCACCCAATCATCCGGTGCTGTGGTCTCGTAGGGGCGGTGAAGCGGACTTTGGGAACTTCACCTTATTCCATTGCAACGTAGGAAAGTCGTTTGGAGAGTCGTATAACAATGCCATACAAGCAGCGTTCGACTCATGGCCTTGTGAGAGGCTCTACATTGCTAACGATGACGTAGTCCTAACCCCTAGTACCATTTCTGATTTTGAACGCGATACAGAGGCTCTCAGCGCGTTTAAAGTGGGGTTGCTCGGGGCAAGGAGTGATTTCGTACTGTGGCCGCAGAATATTAGGTCTACAGTTGAGAATGATTCTCGTTTAGGCGTTCAATGGGCTAGTGAGAGGTCAATAAAGGAAGTCGGAGTTATAGCCCCAATATTCGCCCAAATCAGTCGAGAAGTCTGGGAGAGCGGAGTCAGGATTCCGCCGATAAACTGGTACAGCGATAACGTCTGGTGTCATGACTTGCGTGAACTCGGATTCAAACACTTCGTCAGCAGGGCATATGTGCATCACGCTGGCTCCCAAACGATAGGCAGAAACTTTAAGAGCCTCAATGACGAGGCTCTTAAGTGGTTAAAGGTTAACCGACCAGAACTAGACTTCGATTAGTTCTCCGCGAAACTCAATTACATCGTCGCACCACTTACGGGCAATTTCTGGCATCAGGAGTTGCCCGTCTACAAATGTGAGCACGATAAAGCCGGAATGCCAGTTAGGCTGTTTAGCTTCCATGTAATTGTTGAACTGTGGGTCTAGTGCATCATCTGCAAGCATCCCAGTACGCACACCGTAACGCAGTCCAGCGTAGCAGTCATAGGGTACGACACCGATACGATGGTCATGACCAGTAATCATGGTCTTTCCTGCCTTGACTACGTTATTCCAATCTGCGTGCTCGCCACCAGCTTCGCGGTGACGGACGACGATATCGTTATTGATATCAACACGCCAACAGGGAATCCAGCGAGGTAGATGGTCTTTCAGATGGAAGCCACCAATCTGTGAATACTCAGGTGCAGAGTTGGCAAGACGCATCTCGAAACGAGCATCGTGATTACCACAGGGCCAGAAGAACTTAGCACCCGGTACGGCTTGGATGAGTTCCTCAAGCCTATCCTGTACCGCTTCTAATTCTTGCTTGACTGTGGGTTTGTGTTCCCATCCCAAAGAAGGGAATCGGGAAATAGAAGCACCGTCGAAAGCGTCTCCATTGCAGATGACGCCCTTAACTTGAGAACGGTACTTCTTTAGGAGTTTGACAAGACCACGGTGCGCTGTAGAGGCTTCTCCGGGCCAATAGTGTGCATCAGAGAAGATGAACACCATGCCGTTCTCTACTTCCCACTTGGTTACGCCACGGGACTTGTCAGGCTGAAAGTTACTAGGCTCTCTTGCACTTAACGTAATACCGTGTAAGCCCTCGATACGCCTACGCCTTGCATGGACATTTCTTTCTGCGATGCCAAGTTCTCTTGATACTTTGCTGGCACTTAAATGTTTATTCCATGCTGCAATGAATTCCTCATCAGTTATTCTTGAACGCATTAAATACCTCGTCGTATGCCTTGTAACAGGACAGTAGTTCTAGCGCGTACTGGTCGGCTCTGGAAGCTTCCCCCGCAAGAAATTCTCCATCCTCTCGGTAAAGTCCGGCTCCACTGCAATTTTGTGGAGTTTCGGTACTTGTGGGCAATTCAGACTCTGGCCTTTGGGTACGGTGCTGCAACCCTGCAACAAGAGCAGCGTGACTACGCTTGACACGAGCAATTTCACGATTCTTCTCCTCAACTAGGGAGTCCACTTTCTGTTGCATAGAACGCTCTACCGCTACGGATTTGAGCGTCTGCTCGGCTACTACTTTGTCCCATTCTGCTTGTATTACGGACTTGCCCTTGTAGTAACCCTTGAAGTATGCACCACAAATTATTACAAACGCAAGAATTCCGCCGATAACGTACTTGTTCACGAACCAGTGCATTTCAGGTATTCCTCTTGTCTGCGTTTGGTTAGACCGGGCAATGGCTTACCTTTGAACTTGTCCCACTTAAGGATTTCAAGGCAAGCACCGGAGTAGTCGGACTGATTCAGTCTCTTGACTAGCGTAGAGCCACAGAAGGCTCTAGGGCCGATGTTGTACGTCAGGGAAACGTAAGCATCGTATTCGTACTGGTGGAGCGGAACCTTGACGCAAGATTGAACAGCAGACTCAAACCTGTTAGCGTCTTTTAGCAGTCTTACCAATGCCCGTTCTGGTGTCGTTTTGTCACCAAGTTCCACATCTTCAGTAGTACCGAATCCAATAGTCGGTACATCGCCGGGAACTGGAATATAAGCATTCTCTCTGTACCCCTCATGCAATGCCAGACCTACGAGAGCAGCGGCAGAGAGTGACAATGCCGCTACTTGTGTCCTCATAGCAGACCTAGCATCTTTGCGATATACATTGCCAGAAGACCAGCAGCACCCCAGACGGCAGCGAATACCCAAGTGGTTGCTTGATTCTGCTTGCCTTCGCTCATTTCAAGAGCGTCAACACGAGAGTCAAGTTTATCCAGAATCTTGAAGATGCGGCCTTGAGTCTCAAGCATCTGAGACTGTCTTTCGTCAATCAGAGCGAGTTTGGTAAGCGCAGAGGCAACATCACGCATCACCATTTTCATCTCGCCCATATCGGTATGCAGTGCCTCTACCTTGTGGGTCAGTAGGACGATTTCAGTTTCCTGACTCATTTACAGCCTCCACCCACGAAAGAGTTGTTTCATCCCACGAGTAACGCTTATCGTCTGTGGGCATAGGAACAGGCGCTTCCCATTGAGCCTTATCATTCAGCACCCAAGAGTTGTAGGGCTTCGGGGCAACGAAAGCGTCAATGTCTGCACGATAGGCGTAACCGATACCGGCGTAGTTCTTGCGGATGTTTCCGTGATAAGAAGTCTGCTTCCAAGTGCCACCAAACAAACGCTCACAGAAGGCAGAGCCAATGTGTTCCTTCTCTACGCCGCTGGCATCCGAGGTGTCTTTATTGCCGACCACGATGACTCGCAGTACGACATTGTTTGCATCGAGTTCGGCAAAGTGGGCCATCTTAAATCTCCAATTCAGTCAAATCATCTGCACTACCAATAGTGCCTTTGAGGAAGGTGTTAAACGCAATACTGATACGTTCTTCTTTGTCTTGGCCTAGCGTTTCGACCATGTGTGTAAGACTTGAGGGGAATAAAATCACATCGCCTTCGTTAACTTCATACCACCAAGATTGGGAATTGTAAGGATTCCAACTTTCAGTCGGTAGTTTGATTTGTTGGTAGCCATCACGATAGAAGTAAATCTTGTCGCCCTTGGCGGCAATGTACAAGCAGCCAGAGATAAAACTATTGGGATGAGCGTGTTTGTGATGAAACTGACCGGCCTTGGTGTAGTTAGCCCATGACTGCGTGATATAGGGCTTTACATCGTGCTTAGGCGCGTAGATGCCCTTCATATATTCGTCTAGGCAGTTCTCTACAAACATTGCCAGACGCTGCATGGGTTCTTCAAACAGAACATAGTTGTTTTTGCTAGTTGTATTGCCTTGGTTAGGGCGCTGCTCAAGACTGCGCACGAAATCAATCTCGTCCTTATTCAGAACAAGATTCCAAAACCCTACCGGCGTGGGGAACAGGGTTTCAATTCTCATGCGGCCTCAATCATCTTTTGGAAGCCGGTGATTTGCTCAATCTGTTCCGGCAACAGGATGGTATTGATGGAGTCCTCGAAGGCTTTAATCTTCTCCATCGTATCCATGAGTTCTTCCCAAGTAGGACACGGGCGCGGGTCTTCCCAGCGGGTAATCATGGTGTTAGAGATTTCCCACTTAGCACCCGGACGAAGCAGGTGCATTGCCGTGTCGATTCCGTACATCAGGTAAATCTTGGTTTCCATTGTTAAGTCCACTTAAGAATTACGATACCTGAGCCGCCTGTGCCTCCTTGTGCACCCGAAAATGGAGATGGCCCGGTTTGCCCAGACCCGCCGCCACCACCGCCAAGATTTGCAGATGCCGCAGTAGGGATGGTTGCTGTAGCCGTTCCGTTTGCTCCACCGCCAGTACCGCCTGTGCCAGCAGGTTGCCCAAGTTCAGCAACGCCACCGCCGCCGCCGCCCCCAGCATATGTTACAGAACCGCCAGAGATTGAAGATGCCGTGCCGTTGCCGCCGTTACCTCCACCAGTGGATGGCGCTGCTTGTCCAGCGGCTCCCGCGCCGCCACCGCCACCACCCGAAAAACCCGGCGACCCCGCTCCATTTCCACCGTTGTTTCCTTGTGACGGTGAGGTGCTTGGGGTGTTTCCTGCGCCGCCCGCAGAAACAGTACCGCCACCACCGCCAGAGCCACCAGCCGAACCAGCGCCAACGGAAGTTCCACCTTTGCCGCCGCCAGTAGAGGTAATGGTGCTAAATACGGAATTGGGTCCATTTGTATTGCCAGCCCCGCCAGCGCCAACAGTAACCGTATAAGTAGTGCCAGCAGATACTGACAATCCAGTGCCAGTTCTAAAACCGCCTGCACCGCCACCACCGCCGCGCCCACTTCCATCAGAAGTTCCACCGCCACCTCCACCAGCGACAACTAGGTAATCCACACTAGTCACACCAGTAGGAGCAGTCCACGAGCCAGAGGTGTAGAAGATTGCGGTCTTAGCAGTAGCGGTATATTTGATGATTACGATGCCTGAGCCGCCGGGGAATGAGTCCTTTGATACGCCAATATCACCACAACCACCACCGCCGCCCCCAGTGTTAGCGGTACCAGCCGTGCCTGTTTGTCCGTTTCTTTGCCCGGTTCCACCGCCACCAGTACCGGCAGTGCCGCCAGCACTAGACCTACCACCACCGCCACCGCCTCCTGCATAAGTTACAGATGAACCAGAGATAGTAGATGCCGTGCCATTCCCACCGTTTCCAGCGGCAGTTTCACTGTTTGGCGTGCCTTGACCACTAGTGCCCGCAGCACTTGCGCCGCCACCACCACCAGCGCCGGTATACATGGCATCACCACCATTATTTCCCTGACTTGGCGATACAGATGGCGTATTTCCAGAACCACCAATGCCTAAATCATAACCACCGCCACCACCAGAGCCGCCATTTGACTTGGATGGGGCGGCACCGCCTCTATGTCCAGCGCCTCCACCGGCAGAGGTAATGGTGCTAAAAACGGAGTTATTACCTGCCGTAGCGCCGTCTGGGGCAATGTTTCTTATTGTACCAGTACCGCCACCCCCGACAGTAATTGTGTAGGTTGTTCCAGCAGTTACAGATAGTCCAGTACCGGTACGAAATCCGCCAGCACCTCCACCGCCTCCATCATCTCCTGCTCCACCACCCCCACCGGCAACCACAAGATACTCAACCGTGGTTACACCAGTCGGGCAAGTCCATGAACCGGAAGCGGTGAAAGTTTGAATGACGGTGTAAGGTGCGCCACCAGCAGCGGTAGCAAACAGACCAAATCCGCGAGGCGACAGAGAGCCAAAGGCAGAGAGAATCGGCGGCATAACTATTCCTTAAGCAAACTTGGTTTGCGAAGCGAATACAGTAAACGTAGCGGAGCCAGTCTTCACGATTGTATAGGTATAAGCGTCGATAGAGGACGCATTACCAGCAGTCCAAGCAGTACCACCTTGGTACTTAGGAGTAACGCTGGAACCGTCAATCTGCACAGCATTATTGTAGTAAGCCGTGCTACCTTGGGTCACAAGGAAAGTAACGGTAATTGACTCACCAGTAGCCATGAGCGTGTTCAGAGACGTACCCGATGAGCCACGGAAGTTAACCGTCCAGTTGGCCGAAGCATTGCTGGTGTAATACAGAACGCTTTGAGTCGTTACGTCATAGTTAATCGTGCCAGTAGCAGCAGTAGCACTAACCGTAATGTCTTCCAGAGCGTTAGGGATGGTCAGAGCGGCCTTGCTAGAAGAACCAGTAAGAGTGGTCTTGCCAGCAACATTAAGGTCGCTGCTCATCACAGATGCACCAGTAAACGTAGTGCCACCAGAAACGGTCAGAGTGCCACTATTGGTTTGGTTACCAGTAACAGCCAGAGTCGAACCCATAACTGCTGCGCCGGATACTGTAGTCGCACCAGTAACAGCCAGAGTGGAACTCAGTACGGTTGCACCAGAGACGGTTACAGCACCGTTGAAGCTATTGTCCTGAGCCACAGCACCAGATTGCCAATCCTTGAGATAGGCCATCAGAGTGCGGATAGCATCGTTAATACCGGAAGGAGCGCAGCCTTCTGCGATATTGATGCTGTTAATGTCTGTGTTATTACCAGCGGTAGAACTGAATTCTGAGATTTTTACTTTCGGCATGATTTACTCCTCATAGGGGAACAGAAGGCCCAACGGAGGGGCCGACATTGCCCCGCGAGTTGCCATAGTTGCGGCTACGGACGGTTGACGTACAGGGCGACCAGCAAGCATTTGTTGCATCAAATCTTCTACACTTCGACGGCGCATGGCGGATGCGCCCATACGGGCAGCAGATGTTCCAGCGGCAATCGTCGCACCCACAGCAGGGTTTGCAACAGTTGCACCACCAGTAAACATTCCGCTAACAGGGCCAGTGGGGGCAAAGCGACCAAAGAATTTGAGAAGGTTTTGGGCGGTATCTCCCTTTGCGGCCTCAGTGATTGCATCGCGTTCCTCTTGCGTGAACAGGCGCATCTTGTTCTTGTTCTTAGCAAGTTGACGAAGTTGACCAGCAAGAGAGTTCTCCGCACCAGACTGAGTAAACTTACTTTGGTCTAGTTGTGCGTTCTCAAGCATATCGGAGAAGATTTCAGACTTCTTCAAGCGTGAGTAAGTGCCACGCGCTTGTTCCCAAAGGTCAAGGTTTCCACGGTCCTTTAGGATTCGACCTTGAGCATCTCGCACATCCCTTGTTGGAATATTGGAGATATAAGTATCAAACTCATCCTTGAGGATTCCAGCAAGCCTGCGTTCGGCAGCATCGTTGCTTGCTTGAGCAGAAGTGATAATGTTTCTCAATGCCTGAAGTTCGTCAAAAGTCTTAGCCTGACGATTAGTAGTAAGTTCCTTCAGAGCACCTTCAATCTTCGGGAATCCAGTGGGCGTATAGCCTTGGCTGCGAAGTTTGCCAGCGATGTTCTGCATATTGGCGCGGAACGAACTATCAACAACCTTGAATCCAGTAGAACGCAGTTGGTCGTAGAGACCAGTTGCTTGAGCCTTAACTTGCTCCGGCTGAATACGAGCGCCACGAGCGCCAAGACCAAACGGTAGAGCAGCAACAGCACCCGCAGCCATTCCAGCCACAGGACTTTCAGTTTCCTCTCCAACCGCTTGAGCAACAGCACCAGCAGGAGCAGCAGCGGCAATTTGGCGAGCCGGTTGCTGTGCAAGAGTCTGTGCAATATTGCGACCAACAGGAGTGGTAGCAGTGCGAGCAAGTTGACCAAGCGCTCCCACTTGGCCTCCAACACTTCCCAATGCACCACCACCGGCAACGAGCGCACGCTCAGTCTGAGTTTCTGGAGTAGGCATACCAAGTCTGGTAAGTGCTGTCTGAACAAGGTCTGATGGATAGCCAACATCCATACCGGCAAATCGCATACCACCAGCAACAATGTCAGCAGCAGGAACCGCAAGAGAGCCAACCAAAGCGCCGGGAGGGCCAGCCACCATGCCGCCTAGTGCTGCACCAGCAGCAGGCGCAGCCATACCTCTGGTGAGCATTTGAGCAGCCCTAACAGCGGTTGTGCCTTCCTTCGGTTCCTCAAGACCAGATACATCCATGCCATTAGCGCGAAGTTTGGCAATCAGTTCTGCTTTGGTTATGTTTTCTGGAACATTTTTAACAATCGTTCCATCAGGAAGGCGAACGTCCATTATTTAAGACTCCCAAAGTCAACAGTGTTGCCCTCAGATGGTGCGCTACCTTGCTCGCCCTTTTTTACGGCATCAAGCCAACGGTTATAACTTGCCTTGATTTCATTAAGAGACTTGCGGAGCGACTGTGGGTCTTGTAGTTGGTCAAGATTTGCAATGGTAGATTGAAGGAAGCTAATTTCTTTGACAGCAACCTGCCCAAGCGCTCCACCAGTGGGTGATTGTTCGCGCATTTTTGCCAGTTCTGCAAATCCAAGATTTGCCTTAATGGTGTCGATATCCGCTTGCAAACTACGAGCCTTTGTTCCCGGAACATTAGCAAGCAAACCACCCCAACCAGAAGTAAATCCACCAACCTTGCTAAGAGCAGAATCAACTTTCCCAAGCACAACTTTGGCAGTATCTTCAAATGCCTCTCGCCTTGCTTGTTTTGCGGCCACTGCTTGACCAGCTTTTGCTGGAACAAAAGCATCAGTTGGACGGCCTTTTGCATCCAAAACAGGATTGCCGGGCTTTGATGGGATATAAAACAAGTTCCCATCAGCATCATATTGAGGTGTATATGAGACTTGTTCTGCCGCCTTTGGAGCAAGGCCCTTGGGAATTTCTTTTACTGTTTCACCAGTAGCGCCATCAACAAGAAGAACCTTATTGCCAACATCTACTTCTTTAAGGTTTCTTGCTTTTGCCTCAGTCGGTGCTCTGTAAATAACATCGCCCGTATTTACGTCAACGATGGTATTACCAACAGTCGCAGTCTTGCGTTCAGTTTTGAACATATCCCTAACTGAAGAAATACCAGAAAAGTAATCTTTGGCAAGTTCTGGATATTCCATAGCAAGACGCATTGCAGCGTTTTGGTCAAAACCAGTAGTAGTTACCGGAGGACGAACCTCTCCAGCACCCGGACGACCTTGTGCGTCAACAACAGGCGGAGTAACTGTCTGAGTGGTGAATAAGCCCGGAATGGCCTGACGGAACTGTTCTCTGCGCTTAACTTGCTCTTGCTCTTGTTGCATCTTACGAGCAGCCATAAGACGCTCAATGTTCCTATCCATTACACCTTGATTCGCTTGCATGGCTTGCATACCAGCCTGACCAAGACGAGAGCCGCTACCAGTAGGAGTACGGCTAGGGCCACCAGCTTGCAGTAGAGCCAGACCAAGATTGGTCATGCCTTGACCACGAGCCTGTTGTTGCAGACGAGCACGTTGCTCAGGAGGGAACATTGCCAGCAACGGGTCTTCTTCTTCGATACCAAACAGATTGCCGAGAAGTCCGTCCATGATTAAGCTCCCAAGAGACCAGCAAGACCGCCAAGGATTGCACCACCAGTACCAAAGCGAGAACCAAGTGCAGCGCCTCCGAGACCACTGATAAGCGGCGAGGAGTACACAGGAGTCCTCGTAACTTGACCGCCCGGCGCACCATAAGCAGCAGACAAGAAGTTAGTAAGTTGCTCTTGCGGTTGGGCCTGTGCAAAGTTGTAACGATTGATAGCGTCTTGCAGTGCTTGAGCTTGGTAAGCCTCTTGAGCCTGACCAGCAGCAGCCAGTTGAGCGATATCACCGTAGTCAGCAGCAGCAAGCCCCGGAGCGCCCATAGCAGCACGTTCCTGTGCAGCGCGTTCAGTAGCGTAGTTCTGGTAAGCCAGTTGACCGGCAGTACCAGTAAGTGCGTTAGCCAGAGTGGTAGCAGCAGCACCTTGCAGTTGACCCATCGCACCAGAACCATAACGACCAGCGCGTGAGGCTTGACTGTTAATGTCTTGGATTGAGCGATTGAATTGAGTCGTGGCAGCCATTGCAGCAGGCTGGAATGCGCCCTCGAAGAAAGGATTGCCACCAAGGTATTGACCTCGAATCGTAGCCAGTTGCTGTTGCTGTGCAGCGGGAGTCAACGCACTACCTTGGGTAGCACGATTAACTTGCGCTTGCAGGGCCGCTTGAGTGGCCTGAGTCGGGCTTACATAGGTCTGACCCGGAAAGTATTGCGGAGTGAAGTTCTGATAAAGCCTACGGGCTTCTTCAAGACCATAACCGACATACGGACGAAGCGTGGGGTCGAGTTGGGTTACGTTTGTTTGTACCCGTTCCCGTTGCCCAAATAGGTCACTCATTTTAAATCTCCTTTACCCAAGCGCGAGGTCTAAAGCCCATTTGCCGTGCGCGTTTTTCCCAACCTCTGCGCCAAGTCCTAAACTCCAAATATCTGGCGTCACCTTGTTTGGCAATGCCTTCAATATGTTTTAGGGCTTCATCGGCTACCGGCTCAGACTCCGACCATGCGACGGAGATTCCTACGGTGTCACCCAATGGCTCTAGTATAAACATACACGCCGGTTTGTTGAATAGATAACCGACCCAAAGCATCGCATTTTGATTGAAACACTGACAGTAAATTTCTTCTGGCATCCATTGCTCAGGAGATTTACGTTGAACTACAGAAAGTTTTTCTCTAACCCAAGGCCAAATAACCTTGAGTTCTGTTGGGTTAACGTATTTAACCGACAATGACATAAGCGTAAGTTTTATCCGCTGTGCTGTTAGCCCAATGAGTTAACGTTGCGCTACCTTGTGTTTGCGAACTCGCATAAATATTGCCGCCTTCAGCCGGTGAAACATAATTAACCGTAACGATGGCAGAAGGACAGGCCGGAATAGCTGGCGTTACACCACCAGATGCAGAAACTGCGTTGAAGTGTTCTATTGATACGCCTGTATTAGATACGCGCCACATAATTTGCACATAATCATTAGCGTCCATTTCAACAAAAAAGTTTAATGCAGCAATCAAGTGACTTGGATTCCCAGCACTCTTACGAGCAGACATACCAAATCGACTATCTGAACCCGCGATATCAGTTCCATTTTTGCGGAACCAAATATCAATATCTTGAGTGTCGTTTGTGGTGTTTTTCACCTGAATGGAAAACTGAATGTTATAAACACCGTAATTTCTGACATTAATACGAGAGGTGTTTGATACATAAACTCCATTCGTGTAGTCAGTCGTATTTAGTGCTAAAGCGTATGCAACATCTATGGCAGCAGCAGTTTGATTCGTAGTGTCCTGAAAAGCACCATACGGAGCATTGTCTTCAAATGCTGCGCTAGAAAACGGCAAGAGGATAATCTTACTGTCGTAACCGATACGCTCGTCGTAAAGCGTTGTAGTAGTAGCGTTACCAGTAGCAAGCGTGATAGTGCCTGTGTTATTGGTCTTGCCATCCATGATTCCACGGACGATTTCGGCAACCGCACGTTGGTCACCGCCGAATGGTGGTAGGGTGCGAAAAATCATCGTGAGCCTGCGTTAGAAAGGTCTACCTCTACCCCGGTAGCAACATTCCAGTTACCCGAAGGAGAGACGCGGACTCGGTGATAGCGTCCCACACTACGTTGGGGAGAGCGACCATCACTGTTGGTAGCCACGGCGGAACCGAAAGAAGGAGCCGCAGAAAGAATATTCCGAGATGCCACAGATACGGTTGCAGAACCGTTATCCACAATAGGTCTAACCATAGAAAGCATCGTGACATTGCCTGCATTGATATCACCCGTAGTGATTGAGGCAGTAGCTTTAGCGCCAGTGAAAGTAACAATCTTTGCGCCATCAGAACCAGCAAGTAGAAGGTCACCACCAGACCAGATACGGTCATCCCAAGAGGACGTAATCGAGTCCACAGTTCCGTAGGCATTCAGACCTTCCAAAGTTACACCAGTGGTCATTGCAGATGCGATACGGTCAGCAGTTGTAGTGCCATAAGACCAACGCTTGATTTGCCACTGGTAAGCAAGGATTGATTGCCCGCCCTCAGCATTCCCATAGCACCACAGCACTAGTGCGCGACTTGGGTCGATAGCGGCAGACATATTCGTGATGAGTGAAATGTTTGCATCATTGAAGAAGAATCGGTCTACCTTCTCTGCACCGATAGGAATGACGCTTTGACCATCACAAGCGTAGAAACCATCGTCCGACAAGAAGTAAGTCACGCCGCCATACTGAGCAATAGAGTTCTGCTCAAAGCAGCCTAGACCGCGAGAGATGGTGTCAAACTGGAAGAAGAACGGTGAGCCAACATAACTCATACGGATGACTGCGCGTTCTGTCAAAACAAGCCCAAACTCACCACCAGTTATGGCGCGAATCTCACCGCCGTCAGCAATATCTTGATGGTCAGACTGACTTGTAGCGCCGCTAGTCCAATCAGTCTCATCATTGATATCAGACCATTGCACGCGAGTCGGATAAGTGCCTGCACCGATGTTTGCAGAGACGACGAAGTCGCGTACCACAGTCAGATACTTGGCAACAGGAGCAGCAGCGGCTACGTCATTCCATGCTGTAGACGTTCCAATCGTCCAAGCCTGAATCTTCTCCTCGTTGTTTGCAGCAAGTAGCACACCGCCAAACTGAGTGAAGTTCCAGCGGTCACCAGCAGGCGTTACATATCCACCAGCCTTGGATACGTCATCCATACTCAAATCCGTTGCATCCAGTTTGAATAGTTTGGACGCTCCACCAGCAAATATTTGCGTAGTCGCTCCGCTTTTTCCTGCAACAACATTGTTAAGTGTTTCCGATGCAGAAGCTGAATAATCGACTGCAAGAGGGAATGGCGCGTATCCAGTAGCAATCGGATAAACATTTTTCGCCTCCGTAAGATTGCCAGCCACACCGGGTTGGTCTGGAATCCACTCACCAAAATTTATCGACGTTGCCATGAATTATTCCCAACAGAAGCGGTAGACCAATTATTGCTGCCAGTATCAACAGCAGTCCAAGAGTTGTCACTTGCAGAAGTAAGCGTCCAGTTATTAGAGCCGACGTTTACAGGATTCCAAGTGTCATCAGAATCTGTCACTACGTTCCACTGCTCTCCGAGAACCTCCCCTTGCGCTGCAAGTAGCCCAGAACACGCAACTGAACCCAGAGCAGAGAAGATTGCGTTACCGAAAGCAGCCACAGTAGCCACAGCAGAAACGCTGGCACTACCAGACGCAACAAAGCCACCAACCGCTGAAACAGTTGCTTGAGCATTTATGACTCCTTGAGCAGTTCTCTGACGAACAGCAGCCGCAGTAGCAGTACCAGATGCGGATACGCTTGCACTAAAGATTCTCAGCCGCACACAGGCGGCAGTTAGGCTTCCAGAAGCACTTACAGAGCCATTTCCAGCGTATATAGCGCTTGCAGCCGCTGTGAGGCTCGCTGTTGCGTTTACAGAGCCAGTTGATAGTCTGACCCTAAAGGCATTGCTAGAAACGATTGCAGAGCCTTGTACGGCTCCGCTTGCAAAGGTGATTCGGAACGCAGCAGCAGATACGCTTGCAGACGATGAAATCGCACCAGATGCGAACCTATCTCTGAATGCACTTGCTACTACAGTTCCAGTGCCGTTTATGCTTGCAGCTCCGCCTTTGACTCTTTCGGCATTTGCAGAAACAGATGCGCTTGCCGAGATTGACGCAGGGTTTACGTCAATGATGCAGGCTGTATCCCAGATTCCACTATCTAGCGAGAACGCTAGTGTGTCGATGTTCCCGAAATAGTCGAGCTGCTCAAGTACCCAAGGCCCACAGACTCTATCTGCGTACCAAGTATTGTCGAGCGAATACCCTAGAGAATCTAAATTCCCACGGGAATCCAGTTCTTCTAGGGTAAGAGGCGTCATGCAAGCGTCACACTCAAGCTACCGATAGCAATCTTGAAAATATCGCCGGTATCAATGGCCTTGGAAGTATCCAAAGGAGTATGGAACAGCATATTGCCCGTCGAGACTGCATCCCAAATCCCAATATGCGACACAGTACCCCACGAGGAGGTGCATTGCGGGAACTCAACTGCTGCACTATTGGTAGACACACCGTTAGAAGGCGCGGCCATCGTCACGGAAGTACGGGCATACGAGCCACCAGAGACTTCAGTGCCAGTGCCAGCGTCAGTCGGGTCAGCGGTGTGCAGCGAGACGAAGCAAGTGGTCGGGCTGGTGTACGAGGTATTGCGAAGAACTGCGTTAATCAGCGCATTCTCCAAGTAATTGCTCATTTCAGACATTTTGAACTCCTATCGAGTAGCAACAGACATTGCAAGAGGCGCGGCAGAATATTCGCCTTGGTCATCGCTAGTCTGGATGTTAACTACAGCACGGTCATACAAACCAGCCCACACTTGAATCCTTGCATCATTCATCAGATACGGCTCTGCTTCAGAAAGAGAAGCATAAAGCAGCGCATCAGGACAGTTAGCAAGGAAGGTATTAGAAGTATTCGAATCACTCAGGAAATCAGGCTTTGCGTAATACAGCATCTGAATCGTGTAAGCGGTATCGGGAATTGGTGCAAATTGAAATTCCGATGCCAGAATTGTGTATTGACGAGGAACACCTGCTTCAGAAGAACGAGTATTCCGATAAAACGCATTCGGAGCCTGATACTGAAGCGGATACACAGGATTGCCATCAAGATGGATATCCCTCAGTTGAAGGAAGTCTGACGGCAGAGCAACTGTGGAGTCTCCGGCAGTTGTGGTTGTGGTAACCACCTTGAGCATCTGACGGATACGCAAGTCACGGCGCATCCGCTGTTCAGCCAGTTGGATGAAGTCAGGAATAACCGAGGTCAGGTCAGACCGTGCGAGATAGTTCGCTACGGTTGTCTTAAGGTCAGAATAGTTACTTAGGGCCATTGTTAAATTCCTCTAGCGTTTCGTCTTCTACGTCTGACCATCGGTGTTCCCTAGCACCAACATGACCAATGTGCATCGACAGCTCGTGGTCTACATAAGTGTCGTGTCCAGCATCCTGAGCCTTGATGCAGAAATGCACATCCTCACCGATAATTCCAGTCTTGCCCCAAGGCGCGTCAAACCACGGTCTCGGGACTGCTTCAAAGACTTCCTTGCGAATCAGCACAGCACCAAAACCGATAGCAGTGACCTTCTCGATACCCTGCTTGCCACGGCTATCAATCTTTTCCCACCAATGAACTGTCTTGCCGTCTTTTTCTTCAATGTGAAGATTAAGTGCGGTAGGCAGAATCGGCGGTCTACGAGTAGTGGCATTCACGCCACAAATGCCTACGTTTCGACTCAAAAGGATATTAACCATATCCTTCGGGAAACGCATATCACTATCAATAAACAAGACTGCATCGCAGCCTTCCTTCAACGCGATTTGAACAAGTTTTTCGCGTTGGTCAAAAATCAGTGTGCCGGGCATCGTATACATCATTAGCCCGTTACCCTCTTCAGCACAGCGGGTCTTTACGTCATAAGCAACCATCTTTGCAAAGTCGAATGCAAAACTGGTCATCACTTCATCACGGCACGGTACGCAGACTCCGACTTTCATAGTTGTCCCCTGTAGGTTTTGCAGGCAATACCAATTTCTGTGGTGTTCAGCCATTTTGCGAATGCGTTGTCGTCAACAATCGCAAATCCATGCATGATTCCCATTTTGTTCAGGTCGTCAATGACCGTGTTCGGGATTCTAGCTACATGGTGCAAATCTTCTACAAAGCCAAGTCGAGCCTTATCTGCTTCTAGGTCAACCTTGTTTTGCTCAAGAATGTTAGTAATGTCCTGAGAGGTCTCAATCACTACCTTATCGTCGATAGTGTGAAACTTCTGGACTCTCGTACCATCATCAAAGATGATTCTTGACATTGTTTCCTCTATAGGAAAACGGAGGGGTTTCCCCCTCCGTCTTTTACTTCATCACAGAGCCATATTGAGGTCAGCGATGATGCCGTGAGCGGCTTCATTCTTGACTTCAAGGGTGCATTCGACAAGGATTTGGGTCTTGTCGCTGTCACCAGCCTTAGCCAGTTCGTTAGTCTGGAACGGACGCAGATACGCAACAGCAGCGTATTCCGGGTCGAGCACCAGAGCATCACGAGCACGCATAAAGCGGTTCGGAACAACCGACATAGTGCCGAAGTCGCTCATGTACACGTCAGCAGCGCCGATAATGGTAGTCGGCGTGTTGGCGGGAGCCATGAAGCGTTGGGCAGCGATACCGGCAAACGACGAGACCTTCTGCTTACCAGCCGGACCAACCATCAGCACCTTCGGATTGCCGCCCGAAGTGAAGATAGCAGAGACTTCGTCCTTCAGGAGTTGCTCGGTGAAGGTGCGTTGCGTGCCATCGGTACGGGTCGAGACACCGATAGTGGTGGGGTCAGCACCGCTAGAACCAACGCTGGTGTTGCTCTTCAGCCACGAGAGCAGCGAACCCATCTTGCGAGCCGTCGAGTTCGACGAACCAGCCGATTGACCTTGGTTAGCCAGAAGGATGGTTTCGAGGTCACGCTTCAGTTCAGCCGAAGCCTTAGCAAGTTGGTAAGCCTTTTCCGACTTACGACCGGCCTTGTTCACGGTGTCCAGAGTGCCCGAGACTTTGATGGTCTTTTGCAGAATCTGGGTGTAGTTGCCGAGACGAACGGTGGGCGACAGGGTAGCGTCCGAAGCGTCAGCACCTTCAACAGCAGCGTTGTTGGTGGTGGCGGCAGCGAGGCTGTCCGTTTGCCATTCGTGGTAAACAGCGGTTGCCTTGGTGCGACCAATCGACGATTGGAACGGGGTGTCAGTCGGGGAAATGTCGTAAATAACGTCAGCGAGGTCTTCACGCAGACCCTTGGCGTCATGTGCGTTATAAATAGCCATTTTGATTCTCCTTAGAGGAACTTTTCAAATAGTGATGCTGCGTCTTGAACCCTACCGGATTCGCGCAACCGTGCTTTTTGCTTCTTAATCTGCTCTCGCTCCGAAGTCTGAGCTTTTGAAGTACCGGGCTTAACCATTTTAGGCGCTTCGTTAACCTTCTTGGTTACCGCAGGCTTATTCTGCATAAGTTTCCTATACTGCATACCTTCGTAAAGCGAGAGAACAGCGCGAGAGTCATAGACAGACGCGAGTTCTTGGTCAGTCCAGCCAATTGATTTGGCATATTCGCGGATATCCTGACGTACTTTCATGCCTTTTTCCTTATCGGCATAGTCAGGAACAATCGCAGCAATCTTCTCCGCTTCGCTTGCAAGATGAGTCCGTAGGGCTTGAGCATTTTCCGCTTGTTGCATTTGAGCAAGGCGGTCCTGTTCAGCGCGGACAGATTGCAGTTGCTTTTCGCGTTGAGTTTGGTCTGCGACTTTTACCGCGTAACCAATTGGGTCTGTTTCTTTGAGATACTCAATGTCTTCCTCTGGAACATTTAAGAAGTTTTCCAGAACTTGAAGGCGTTGGGCATACTGCTCCCGCAGTTGTTTGGCCTCTGCAATAGCGGCTTTCTCTGTTTCCAGAGCGCGGCGTTGCTCGGCAACTTCTGTGGTTTTCTTGGTGTAATCAGCACCCAGTTGATAGTTCTTAATGAGTTCGTCAATGGTCACCTCCTTTTCTTCGCCAGCCGCCTTTACGCGGTAGCGCGGAGATTCTTCGACTTCCTCATCGGCTTCTTCTGGTTCTTCAGACTCGTCGCTAAATTCATATTCAGAGTCTTCTGCTTCAGCCTCTGCTTCCTCATGTTCCGGCTCTTCTTGTTGCTCTTGCGAGTTAGAAGGTTCGTCCATCAAAGAAAGCATACGGCTTGCGGCTTCGTTTACACCTACTTCTCCACTCCCGGATTCCGGGGTCATGGTTTGCTCAGACATTTCGTTACTCCACAGTTTGCGAATCTATCGGGTTCGCATCCGGTTCTCTGGAATCAGAGAATCTTCCAGCGTTTTTTCTCAATTTCTTTCTGAGATGCAACGCTCTGAATCCGGCCCAAGATTTCTTCGACTACCAGAAGTTTCTTGTAAGCAGATTCACGTTCTTCAAAATCAAACTCCCCTGAATACTGAAACTTATCAAACTGCTCTTTTCGATAGGCTTCAATTATTTCTTGGAAGAACTCATCAGACAAGAGATGCTTGGCTTGTTGGGGCTTGTCCACCAGTTACTCCTAGAAGGTTCATGGGAGGCATAGCAAGAGGCGATACACCTAAAAGCGTTTCAGCAGGAATATCACCAGTACGATTTAGCAAGTCATAGCCAATAAATTGCCCAGCACCTAGGCCACCACGTTGGAACTGAGCGCCAAACAGGTTAGGCATTGGCGCAGGCATAGCGGCTTGTGCTGCTTGAATGCGAGGCAGAACGCCACTCATTGCAGGGTCAAATACCCATGCAGGCAGCTTTTCATTACCAACACCAGTAGAAACTGGGGTTTGGTTAATACCACCAATAACAGCTGAAGCAATACCAGCGGATGTGAGCGGATTTTCTCTTACAAAATCCACAACATCATCTACAACACGACCACCAGCAGTTAGCACATCGTCAAGCAACGAAGGTTGCGAAACATTGGGGGATGGCACAATTGGAAACGTGCCCCCTCCCACTGGGGGCGGAATATATGTGTTTAAGTTAAGGTCTGTTAGGTCAGGCGGACCCACTGTTCGACCGCCGGGAGGAGTCGGAATAACATCTTCTGGATTGATATTTATGCCAATACCACCAGCATTAGGATTAAATCCAAATCCGCCTGTAGTGCCCGGAGAGACATTGGGCCGAGGTAATGTGCCACCGCCGGGAGGAGTCGGAATCAAATCTTCTATTTGATTGGCACTCAGCCTAATGCCTTCTCGGACTGTTGAGATATTGGTATTAAGGGTAGTTGCAGTGGCGTCATCCAGCAAGCCAGCAGCATTACTAGCACTAATGGCCCTTTGAGCAGATGCAAGAGCAGCGTCATCAATAACAGACGTTCCGGCTCCAACGATTGGTTCAGCAGCGCCACCTACACCCGGCACAATCTTGTTTAGTAGGTTAATAGTGTCTACGCCAATGTCGATGCCATTCCTTGCCATATAACTGCCAAGACCACCATAGGAACCTATATAACTGGAGAAACCTCCACTGACAAGACCAGTAAGAGCGCCAGTGAAGATATCTCCGCCAGTGATAAGAGCAGACCCTGCACCAAGCAATCCACCAGCAGCGATTGTGCTACCGAGAGTTGCGGCTCCAGCGGTACTCCCAGTCGCCAAAAGACTTGCAGTAGGCCCAAGCAATAGACCAGCACCAACACCTACAATAATTTTTCCAAGTGTAGATTCAAAGAATCCGCCACCACCAGTAGGGGTAAATGCTTTGCTGCCACCTAGATATTCATAAGACCCATCTGGTTTTTGCAGGTAGTAACCTACCGCGTCACCTTTTTTGTAATCAAGCAATACGTCTTGAACGATATTGCCAGTAACATTCCCACGTTCATCGTAAGCAGGCCCAATAACCTTTGCTTTGTTTGAAACAGCAGCAGGGTTAGTCAAATCTTCATTGATTCTATTAAACGTGGTCAGAGTGTGAGAAACAGCACGTCCACTAGTATCAATAGGCGTGCTTAGATACTGTCCTTTTTGGAACTCACCAGTCTCAGGATTCCTATCAAGAGCAGCAAGACCAGCACCGTAGGCAGAGAAACCAATAGTGGTTTCGCCAGTTTTATACGCTTGCGGAAGATTGAACTCATCAAGCAAGCCGTATCCAGCATCAAGGATGCGATTTGCTTCTTGGCCTGCTGTTGTGTTTGCGTAAGCTGTATCGCTAGAACGGATGAATTGCTGACCAGCAGTTCCGTCTGGATTGGGGTTTGTGTAGAGCAATGATGTTACTGCTGCGTCTCTACCTTGAAATCCAACAGGAGCAAGTGTGGTTTTAATGACAGCAGTTTCTTGCTTGTTTTCTGCTGTTGCAGCGTTAATAGTCGCCTTATCTGCTCCTGCATCTCTTAGTGCGCGAATCTCTGATTCTTGAGACTTGGAAAGCGAAGTAATAATCTTGCTTTCTTCGTTCTTAACATTCTTTGTTAATGCAGAGTTAATTGTGTTTTGCACTGATGTTGGAACAGTGCCGACATTAACAGTCGTATCAAGATTAGAACGTGCGCGGTCAACAGAAAGAATTTGTGTAGCCGTAAGTTGGCTTGTTGCGTTTTTGCCAATACCCAAGTCTTTGCCAATCTCAGTATTAAGAACATTTAGATTGGCACTCGCCGCTTTGTAATCAGCACTATTACGCGGAGCAGACTCAATAATCCGTTGCGCTTCGTCACGCTGCGAAAGAAGTTGACCAGTAGGGACCGCGGCTATTTGCTTAGATGTGATTTTAGTAACAGCCATATCAGCCTCTCAGTTGCATTAGTACGCTATTAAGAATACCAGCGGCTTCACTTTCTCTGTCCATTCTTTCTTGTGCAGCTTCCAACTCAGAAATCAGTTGTTGGCGTTCAGAAAGAGCCATTTCTCGTGCGGCCATTGCACTATCAGACAGGATTTTTGCCTGTTCCAGTTGGAGTTTAATCGCGTTCTTTTCACGCTCAATTTCCAACTTGGCCTGTTGAATAGCAATATCAGCGATTGCCTGCTCACGTTCAGCCTGCAATTTGGCAGATTCAACCTGAATATCAGCCTGTAGTCGTGCAGCATCAGATTGGGCCTTCAGTTGAGCCTTTTGCTGCTCTACTTGAGCCAAGATGATTGCAGGGTCAGGCTGCTGTTGCTGTTGCGGAGGCTGCGACAGTTGAGCATCCATCTCAGGCGGAATCGGCTTGAAGAATGTATCCGTGTCCTTAAAGCCTGCTGCCTCGATAAGTCGGCCAAGAGTCTCACGATATTGACCAACAGAGACCAGAGGATTAGACGGGCCATAACCTTGGAGAATCGTTTCTTGCTTCTGCATAATCATTTGCAGCATCGCAAGTTGTTCCTGACGGCTACCAGTACCTAGACCGACGTTAATCGACACGTCGTATTCATTCGACCATTGGCGTGGGTCAAAAGGCACATATTGGCCTCTCAAACGCACCACCTTGGGCTTGTCCTGATACTTGCATAGTAGGTGCAGGATGCCCTTCATAAGGCTCTTGACGCCCGTCTCAGCGAAGATACGAGCCATGAGTTCAATCTTGCCTGCAGCGGCGGTCATCATTGCCGATACAGCGGCAGCAGTGACGTTATTCAGTACGTCAGGATTCAGACCCTGTTGAGCATCAGATACGCCTGTGCGCTTGGCTTGCACATTATCCAGATACTCCAGCATCGGGAAAGCTTGTCCAGCAACATTCTGCACTGCCAATTGATTAACAGCCTGCGGGTTCTTGACGCGAATCACGCCACCCGGAGTGCTAGTCAGTAGGTCGTCCAGATTAGCCTGACCATCGACCACGGTTACACGAGCATTATTCGTCAGATAAAGGTTATCCAGCATCTGACGGGTAATAGTCGTCTTAATCAGTTGCAAGTCGATAGTGCGGTCAGCAAGTGATTGTCCGTAGAACTTGTGCGGAATCGGAATCGGGCAGATTGAATGGAATGGAATATAGTCACATTCCTCATCTTCCAGAATCTCATTGCCTGCATAAACGATACGGCGGAGTTCAGCAATGCCATCGTCATCTTCGTCGATACGGATATAGCACTCGTAGACCTCAACCTCTTGCATAGCAACATCAAGCGATTGAGTGTCATCAGGCATCTCAGAGCGGTCATAGCGCGCCAGACGTTCCTGTGAATACTGGAGCCTATCCCCACTAGGCAGAGAGTCCACAACGTCCTGTGGAAAGCCCATAGCCACCAATTCGCTACGGGTCATCATGCGCCGGTGAGCACAGAACGGAGTGTCTTGCACAGTCCGCCCATTCTTCGACATTAGGAATTCTTCGGGCGGGACATTCTCGATTACGATTTTGCCTTCACCGACTTTCTTCTGCACCTTTACCGAGTGCTTACGGTAAATCATGCCCATCGGGTCAATAACTTCTTCGGTGTCTTGTTCGAGAATCTCTACTGATTCGTCCGAGAGCAGAAGCACCAATTCGTCATCGGTAAGGTCTTTATACTTCTCTTTGATTACGTCAGTTTCGTCATTCCAATATGCCTTGACGATGCCAGTCTTTTGCAGCAGAGCATCCTTAAACCAGTTATGCAGAATCAGGAATCCGTCATTCTGGCGATAGAACACCCAGTTGGCATATTCAGTGGCTTGCTTTGCGAATTGCTCATCACCCGGAGACTTAGGCTCAAAAGCCACTACGTCATCAGTAGACGTAAACACGCGAATCAGTTGAGGCAGAGCACCATCTACGGCTTCTGCCACTTCACCAGTAACGATTTGCGAGCGACCTTCAATCTCATTACCCAGCGGATTGCGTAGGTAGTAATTGAGTGCCTTCGTGCGCTCATCGGTGGTATCGGATTCCAGATAACCGATTGCATCGTCAATCTCGTTTTCGAGAATAGCCTTAACCTGAATATCAGTAATCATACAATCCACCTAGTATTTACATTCA